GGTGCAAAATTGGCTTTGGTTGGTGCTGAAATGGTTTATGGAGAGAGGTTTCATTTGCGAGGTCGGGAGTATTGTGATTTTGTTAGGTTTTGGACTTTTGTTATTTGTGAATTAAAAAAGCGGTGTAATGAATTTTAATTATGTAATACTTAGTTTGTTTTGTTGTATTTTGGCACTTGGTATTTATGCAGTTATGAAAAATACAGATAATAACAATGATAAATTTGGATTTTAAATAAATAACAATGGATATAAATAAAGACAAAGATGAGCTTTATAGATTTTACAAGAAGTATTGTCAAAAGCATTTAAAGATGTCAAAGGATCAGATTTACAAAGATTTCAAAAGTGTTATATTAACTCGATATGATTTTATGCCTTATTTTTTTGTTTGTGAATTGCAAAGGCGAGGATATGATTTAACGGAAGAAAAAGAATTATTTTAATATGGTAAGAGTAGATTACGACCCTATATTTGGGTGTGTTGGTTGGGATTTTAGGCAACCTAATGAGGATTTAAGTAAATACGTTCAAGGTTTAAATCAAAAATTAAACAAATTGAAGAGGCGACCAAAGAATGTATCAAATATTAATTATATAAAAAAGTAAGTAATGGCAAAAATGTTATTTGGAAGCATAGATGTTTCTAAGATTGAAAAGAGTAAAATAGTAACAAAGGATAGCAATGGGCAACCTTTTAAAAACGGAGGGCAATATTTGAACGTTGTAGTTTGGGTAAATGACCAAGACGACCAATATGGAAATATTGCGAGTATTCAGCAAAGTATTTCAAAAGAAGAGCGTGAACAAGGAGTTAAAGCAACTTACATTGGTAACTTGAAAGAATATCGTCAAAACAATCAACAACAATCAGCACCACAACAAAATGCAAATCCTGTAAGTAGTGAAGAGCAAGATGATTTACCGTTCTGATAAATAACTGAATATCAATAAATTATGAGTACATTAGAAATAGTATTAGTAACAATTATATCTTCAATAGTTTTTATTGTTATTTTTATAAGCATCGTTATTATAGTTTCCGAAAGAGATGATGAAGAATTGACTTTAATAAAAGAGATGTATGAACGAGATTCAAAGTTAAGCAAAAAGATATTAGAGTTAGATGTTAGTTTAGGGGATAAAATATTATTACATACGGTTTACGAGAAAGACCATGATGGAACAGTGCGTATAATTAGAAAAGAACAAGAATATGTTTTAGACTATTATATGATGCGTACTGTATTACTGTATATGAAAGAAGATGAATATACAATAATTAAAAAATAAAACAATGATAAAATTTATATTGAGAAATTACAAAGAGTTAGGTGTTTTTAAGTGTATTAGTATTAGTTTTAAGATATATTTAGCATCAATTAGGTTAGAACTAAATCCATCAGAATTACGTGGTGTGTATTTGGCACTTGAACGAATGTTATTAAAGAAATATGATTCATAAAACCAAACAATAAGTTTAAAATTTAACAAACTGTAATATATCTAAACAATATGTTACGGTTTTTTTTGTAAATTGCAAAATATGGATGAAAACCAAGCATTAGATTTAATTTCACAATTTGGAGAGGATGAAATAAACGAGTTCATGCTTAATCATAGGATTGAGTGTTTTAAGAACGGAGATTTTAGTTTTATTGTAGATGGTATTTCAGCCAATGACGAGGGGTATTTTGTAAAAGGGGAGGAAACAACCCATGAAAAACAAAAAGAAGCACTTGAAACATTAACTGCAAATGAATATGACCAATTTTTATATGGTGGTGCAGCAGGAGGTGCAAAATCATTTACTGGTATGTCTTGGATTGTNTTTAGTGCTTTGTGTTATCCTAAAACACGTTATTTCATTGCGAGAAATGAGTTAAAAGACATTAGGGAATCTGTTTTGGTAACTTTTGAGGAGGTTTGTGATCATTTTGGTATTACAGATTTTAAATATAATTCTGTTTTAAATTTTATAAAGTTCCCTAATGGTAGTGAAATAAATTTAATTGAAGTAAAATATAAGCCTTCTGATCCTGAATATAAAGATGTGGGTTCTACTCTTTATACTTGTGGGTGGTTTGAAGAGGTTGGTGAAATACACGAAAAAGCAGTAAGTGTTTTAACAACAAGGATAAATCGATGGAATGTTGATATTTACAATTTAAAAGGTATTGTTTTCTTAACAGGAAACCCTGCAAAGAATTGGACTAAAACTAAGTTTTACGACAAGGATAAGAATGGTCAGATGCAAGAAGATAACAAAAGTGAAGCTAATTTTAAAAGAAAATATTTAGGTTGTTTAGTTACTGAAAACCCTTTTATATCTCAAAAATACATTAATTCACTTAGAAAACAAGCAACTAACGATAAAGCAATTTACGAAAGGTTATTTAAGGGTAATTGGGATTATGATGATAACCCTTATCAACTTGCAGACCAAGAAATGATTGAGCAAGTGTTTGATAATAATCACGTTCAAGGAGGTAATGGTTATATTATAGCCGATGTTGCACGTTTTGGTAATGATAAAGCAAGAATAAGTTATTGGAGTGGTTGGGATATGCGTGATGTTATTAGTTTAGACGTATCAAAAACAACAGATATAGAATTGGCAATTCTAACACTTAGAAGAAGATATAAAGTACCTAAAAACCGTGTTTTAATTGATGATGATGGTGTTGGTGGTGGTGTTACAGATGGTACAGGTGGTGTTGGGTTTAAAAACGGTGGTAAACCATTAAAAGTAAGTAAAGATACACCTAACTATAAGAATTTACAAGTACAATGTTTATATTTACTTGCGGATAAAATAAACGAAGGAGGTTTGTGGATTTCTGCTGACTTAACAAGCAAAGACAAAGAAGATATTATTGCTGAACTTGCTCAAATACAAGCAAAAGGCGACCACGATCCACAAAGAAAGTTAGATTGTAAAAGTAAAGCGGATATAAAAAGTGATATTGGTCGCTCACCAGACTGGAGAGATATGATAATGATGCGAGTGTTTTTTGATTTAAAAAAGGAAAAAAGGACATTGGTTTATTCAAGAAAAAGAAGTTTATTTTAAAACAAAATGTTTAAAATAAAACATTTAATAAAAATTTACTACATTTGTACGTAAAGATTAACCTTTTTATAATTAAATGGCACTAACAGATAATGAGATTATAAAATTAATAGAGCAAGGAGCAAGTCGTTCTATTAAAATAGCAAGAAAACGTGCTAAAAAACTAAATATGCACCTTACAGGTAAGGGTGTTGTGGAGTATTTAGAAGAATTAGATGGTTATGAAACTAATGCTCAAAAATTACTTAGAGAAAAATTAGTAAAATCTAATCGATCTTTATTTTCTTTTATACTAAGACCAACTGATAAAATATTTACAGCTAAAGGTGGTAGTATTAATTACAATTTACCACGAGAAACACAAGTTTTAATAAAAGATAGAATCAGTGATGTGGCTGATGGTTTAGATATTAAAAAATATTTAAAGAAAGTTGTAAAATCACAATATATCATAGATCCAAATGGAGTTTTATTTATAGATATTGACGAGATGGGTATGTTAGAAACTCACGTTATAAACTCTAATAAAATTCTTTATTATGAAAACAAAGGAAATAAGGTTAAGTCTATAATTTTCGAGCCTTATAAAAAATCATTTAGCAAGGTAGAGGAGTTAAAATTTTTAAGCTACGGAAATGATTACTTGCAAAAAGAGAAGGAAAAAAAATATTACAGAGTTATTGATGAAAAATACGATAGAATTTTCATAAATGATGGCGGGGTAATAAAAGAAGATGTTTCTAAAAGATTAGATAATTATTTCGGATTTGTACCTGCATTGATATTAGGAGATGAAAAAGATGCTAACGAAAATATATTTGAAAGTATTGTTGCAGATCTTGTAGAAGATGCTGATGGTTTTTTAAGAAGGGTAAGCGTTACAAATATTCACGAGTTAGCTCATTTATACCCAAGATATTGGAGTTATGAACAAGCTTGTACAAAGTGTGGCGGTGAGGGAACTGTTAGTTACTTGAAAAAGGAAGCAGAAGGTGAAAACCCTCCTATATATGAAACTGAAACTTGTTCAAGTTGTGGTGGAGATGGTATGAAAACAAGAACTAATCCAAGTGATGAAATTGTTTTAAAAACACCAATGGATGATGAGCCTGTGTTAGCACCAAATATTGCAGGTTTTGTTCAGCCAGATTTACAAAGTGCTAAATTCTATAATGAACTTATAGAAAAAGCAAGAAACACTATGTTTCAAGCAATGTGGGGTACAACTTACGAGCAAGGAGGAAAAAGAGAAACTGCTACTGGTAGGTTTTTAGATGCGCAACCTGTACAAGATAGATTAAGAGATATTTCAGATACTTTTGCTAAAATGCATAAGTTTATGTTAGATTGTTTTGGGAAGGTTATTTTAAGAAACCCAAGATATGAAAGTAGTGTATCTTATGGTGGTAGATATGTTTTAGAAAGTCCTGATGATATTTTAGATAAATATGTAGAGGCTTCAAGGGAAAAAATATCTCAAATAGCAAAATTAGATATGCGTAATAGATATTTTGAAGCGGAATATCAAAATGACGAGATAGGACTTGCAAAAAGGAAAAAATTATCGGATATTGAGCCTTTTCCTACTTTATCAGTAGTTGAAGTAAATCAAATGGAATTTATAAGCAATGCAGATAAAGCTAAAAAAGCATATTATTCAAATTGGGTAGGAACTTTAACTGATGCTGAAATTATTTTTTTATCAGAAGAAGATTTAAGGAATAAATTAAATGAGTACGTAAATAAATTAAATATAAATAAAAATGAAGGAATACAAATACCTTAAAGAAGAGTTTCATAGAGGGAAATGGCAACCGTTAATGGTTGATAGAAAAGGAAAGCAAGTTCAAGGATATGCTAAAATTACAGAAGAACAAGCTTATTGGATGAATAGAAATAAAGATGCCTATAAAGTAAGGTATGTTTTAGATTCTAAAAAAGAAGTTAATGAAGAAAGTGATACTTTTGAGGAAACCAAAAAAGAATATGAAGATTTAGCAGGAAAAAAAGCTTTTCACGGTTGGAATGAGCAACAATTAAAAGATAAGATAGCTGAATTAAAAAAATAAAAAATGAATAAAAATCTTATTGAAAGTTTAGCCAAGTTGGCAAAAGTTACAGATGTAGAGGCTTTTAGCCAAGCATTACAGTCCGAGTCGGACACAGATTTTACGTTAGATACGTCAAATCTTATAGTAAGAACAAAAGAAGAAGAAGAAAGTTTTAAATCTAATTTCTCTAAAGAAATAAAGGATAAGGCTTTTACTGATGCTTTTGAGATTCAAATCAAGAATATGAAAAAAGATTTAGGATTGGAATTTGAAGGTAAAAAATCAAATGACTTTATAGAATCTTTTAAGTCAAAAATTCTTGAAGAAGCTAAAATTGAGCCTAACAATAGAATTACTGAACTTGAAAAATCTTTAAATCTTGCAAATCAAACTTTACAAGAAAAAGAAAATGAGTTCAATCAACTTAAAAATAGTTTTAGTTTAGAAAAAAACAGATTAAAAGCTGAATCTTTAATACCAAATTTACCAGAAGGTATTGGTATTAATAAAAAAGAGGCTACTGATTTGTTCTTTTTGAAACACGAGATTAAAGAGGATGGTGTTTATAAGGATGGTGAAAGACTTGTTAATACAACAACAGCAGAGCCATTTAAAATAGATGATGCAATTTCTAATTTTGTAACTGAAAGAGGTTGGGATAAAGCACCAACAGGTAGAGGTGGCGGAAGCCAATCGGGTTCGCAAGGTAGTTCTAATATTGTAAATAATTTAGATGAATTTAACGGTTTAGCTAAAGAAAAAGGTTACAATGTAGGTAGTAAAGAGTATAATTCACTTTTAGCAGAAGTAGTGAAAGAAAACCCTGATATTATAGGGTAAAACATTTAATTAAAATATTTACAAATGGCAAATTTAACAGATACTCAAAGACTTGCAGCGATTACAAAAGCAAGTAACAACCTAATTGATAAGGGAGAGTTTAGAGATTATCAACATTCAGCAACTCGTGCATTGTTAGCAGGAGAAAATGACGTTTTTAGAAACTTAAACGCATTAAAACAATCTGATATTCAACCTACAAAAGTTGATTTAAACAAACGTGTTTATACTGCATCAGGTAGTGCAAAATCAGCATCTCACGCAGCAGCAGCGTTTCCAGATTCTTTTGTTAAAGATATTACTTATTTGAGATTAACTCAAAAATTCAAGGTATCTTACAAACAAGCAGATATGAATAGATTGTCTTATGAGGACATTTTATCTCACGAATTAAAAAACAAATTGATTTCTCTTTACACAGATTTATCAACTGCAAACATTGCTTGGTTAAATACTAATCGTTCTAAAGTTGGTGCTGATGGTTTAATGGTTTTTGACGAAACAACAAATGATCAATACGACAATCCTTTAGCACAAAGAGATGATTTATTTGATTATATTAAAGCAACTCAAAGGTTGAATAAATATAATGGAATGAGTACTGAATTAGTTGCAGACCAAAGAACTGCTGCTTTGTACAGAAAATTAGCTGCTAACGGAACAATGAACGCAGATAATACTGCTTACCAAATTCCAGGGATTAATATTTATGAAGAGCCACAAATGACAATTGGTGCTGCATCTACATGTTACGTATGGGAAAGAGGTTTAGTAGGTATGACTACTTGGAATGAGCCTTTGAACAGAAGAGGACACGGTTCAGCAGGAAGTAATGAAGGTTTATTTACAACTATGGTTGATCCTACTTTTGGTTTTGATTTAGATGTACACGTTATTAACCAAGTTGCAGATACAAGTGGAGCAGGTGGTAATGTACAAGACGTTGTTGATGAGTACGAATTAGCATTAACTTATGCTTTAGAGGGTTCTTGGACTGATGTAACTGATGAAACTCATATTTTCAAAGTAGTACAGGCAAACTCATAGTAAATGACTATTTCAGAGGCAAAGGACATATTAATTAAAAGGTTAGGTTGGAGAAACGATAAAACTGTTGAAGGTTTTGTCGTTTCTGCCGACAATCTTTTAACTGAAAGCGGAAGGTTTTATCAAGATGAACATAGTGCAATAACTCTTGAAAATATAAGAGATTGCCAACCGATTCTACAAATAAGTACAGATGATTTTAATGATTATTTAGAACGTTTAAAGACACAAGTAGCTTTTCAAGTATTGTCTGCTGTTTTTGAAAAAAATAATGTTAACGACAGATTGTTTGATTTGTATGGTAGTGGTTTTGATAATTTACTAAGTTTAAGAATGGTTATCGTTGTTTCAGAATTAATGATGACTACAACAAGATTTAACGTTACTGAAAGGTATTCAAAAGATTTTGTAGGTAAATTAAATTATGATATTTTTAGAGAAGCACCAAATAAGTTTGCAATCAGAGGGGCTAATTACTCACATACTTTAGGGATAGCCACTAGATATGATTTTGAGTTAAGAAGTGTTCAAAGACGTTTTGGTAGTCAAAGAAATAGACTAAGAACAATAACAAAAGGAGAAGTTTCAAATGAATTTTACGACAACATCGACCGTTGGAATAGATACAATAATTAAATCTATTCAAACTGATTTATATAATTTACTCATAGTTAAATGGGTAGATGATATAGATGCTTATGGTAGAGTTTACAGATCTTCAAATAAAAGTGGTGTAGTTCCTATATATTATATTTCTGAAAAAGATTACAAAGATGTTTATTTTAATGATTCAAAGTCAGGTCAGTTTTTCTTTATAACAGAAGAAAATAGTTTGACAAATGACGAATATCTTTTCACGAATAATGTTAAAGTTGTTTTTATGGTTAATTTAAACAAGGTTATTGGAGATGGTAGACAAGATGAATTAGCAAGATTAGATGTTCTTAATTCTTTGAGGGAAATATCTTATAGAAGATATGATATCACAGGTATAGAAACAGGAGTTAAAAATGTCTTTCAAGGGTTCAATACAGATAAAATAAATAAAGCTGATATAAACCCATTACATACCTTCTGCGTAAACATTAAATTAGAATATGACATTAGTTAAAAATAAATGTAATTAAATATGGCGGTAAGGAAAAAAAAGGTAAAGGAAATTGAAATTCAAGAACCTAAAGTAAAAGCTAAACCAAAACACAAAACAGAGTTATATACTTTGATACGTGATATTGAGATTAGTAGTAATATAGTAAAAAAAGGCACAAACATTCCATTAACAGAACAAGGTGCAAAATATTTTAAATCAAAATTTTATATTAAATAATTATGGCAACAATAGCAGAAATAGGGCAATTAATTAATTGTAACGCTGATGCTTTAGGCACAGGTAGAAAAGGTAAAAATGATGCTTTCAAAAAAACAACTTCATTGTGGTTGTTTAAAAAAGGAACTACATTAGATGCCTCACAAGATATCACAACAAGTAGTGATTATATACAATCTTTACAGATTGATAAAAAATTAGTAATAATTAAAAATGTAGTTGAATTTACACCTAACATTGAAGAAGATGTTAGATTTACAGACGAAAGCGGTGTAATATCTACATTAAGAAAAGGATTGTATTCTTTTGATGCAAAATTCAGAGATGGTGTTTCTTTTCAATCTGCACTTGCTTCATTGAGAAGTTTTGGTGCTTATGATATGTGTTTAGTAGATAACAATAACACAATATTAGGTACTGCAAGTGGAGATACTATCAAAGGATTTACTTTAGGTATGTTTGAAGATGGTGCTTATATGTTTGAAAACAATAGTGAAAACAACTCTCAATCTGTAACTTTTCAATTTATTGAAAGAGATGAGTTAAGTAAAAATGCTTTTACTTTAAATGGTTGTGATTGGGATTGGAGTCCAATGATGTTAGATGGTGTTAATCAAGTATCTTTAGAAATTTTACCTATTGCAGATGCAGCCACTACTATTACAGTAAAAGCAAGATTGAAAAATGGTAGAGATATTGCAAGTGGTATTGATTTTAGTCAATTCTTATTTACGGTTGGAGGTGCTACTGCAAATCCAACAGCAGGTGGTGATTCAGTAACACCAGGTACTTATATTTTAACAGGTTTTTCAGCACTATCAACCAATGATGTGGTTACTGCGAGGTTGTATAACAATACAACCAATAAATCAGTGATAAAAGTAGATACTGAGTTGTTTCAATCTAATACAGATACAGCAGTAGTAGCTTGAACTAGCGTAACCTTACTCACTGATGCGGTAGGTTACTACCAATTTGATGAAGCATCGGGAAGTGTTTTATCCGATAGTTTAGGTTCGAAGAATGGTACTTATGAAAATAGTCCAACTTTAGGTGTTACTGGTTTTGTTGATAGTGCTGTAAGATTTAATAATGGAGCTACAAATCAATCGGCATTAGTAGCAACATCGTTAGATTTTTCAATACAACAAGGTGGATCTGACACTTCTTTTAGTGTTGGTCTTTGGGTTAATCCATCATCTACATCTGGATATTTGGTAGGGAAGTCTAGTGATACATCAGGTGAATACGAATGGGATATTACCCTAAATTCAGGAGTTCCAAGGGTAACTATTTATAGTGATGGTTTAAGTACGTCAAAAATTCTAAGAAATTTTGATACATCTTTAATATTAAATCAATGGGTTTATTTATGTTTTACTTATGATGGAAGTGGTACAATAAATGGACTTAATGCTTATAACGCTTATTTATTAGACAATAGTGCATCTTCTGGCGTTGTAGGTACTTATAATGGGGTTGCATACACTAATTCACCTCTTAGAATAGCAAGAGATGAAAATGGTTCGGAGGTATTTAACGGTATAATTGACGAGTTATGTATATGGAAAAACAGAGTGTTGACAGCGTCAGAAATTGAGCAAATTTATAATATAAATTTTTCTGGTTCAGGAATAAG